AGATGTTCGGTGCCGACACCCGCACCCGCCTGCGTCCCTCCTACTTCCCCTTCACGGAGCCCAGCGTCGAGGTGGACGTGAGCTGCTTCGAGTGCCACGGCAAGGGCTGCCCCCTGTGCAAGCACACCGGCTGGATCGAGGTGCTGGGCGGCGGCGTCGTCAACCGCAAAGTCCTCGAGAACTGCAACATCGACCCGGACGAGTACTCCGGCTTCGCCTTCGGCATCGGCATCGAGCGCATCGCCATGCTGAAGTACGGCATCAACAACATCGGCCTGATGTTTGAGAACAACCTGCAGTTCCTCAAGCAGTTCCACGAATAAGAGGGGAGAGAGCAAACAATGAAAGTACCTTTCAGTTGGTTAAAAGAACTCGTCGATATTGACGTTACCGCACAGGAGCTTGAAGAAAAGCTTTTCTCCTGCGGCTTTGAAGTCGAGGAACTCATCCCGCTGGACGCCGGCATCAGCAAGGTCGTCGTGGGCAAGATCGTGGAGATGGAGCCTCAGGAAGGCACCCATCTGACCAAGTGCGTCGTGGACTGCGGCGAGTATGGCCACGACATCCGCATCAGCACCGGTGCCGCCAACATGAAGCTGGGCGACTGCGTGCCCGCTGCTCTGGATGGCTCCACCCTGCCCGGCGGCATCAAGATCAAGGCCCGCAAGATGCAGGGCGTGGAGTCCAACGGTATGCTGTGCTCCGGCGAAGAGCTGGGCCTGAACGACGACCTGTTCCCGGGCTCTGAGGTCTACGGCCTGCTCATTCTGCCCGAGGATTCTGTCCCCGGCACCGACATTGCTCCCGTGGTGGGTCTGGATGACTATATCTTTGATATCTCCATCACCGCCAACCGCCCGGACTGCCAGTCCGTTCTGGGCATCGCCCGCGAGGTGGCTGCCGTTCTGGGCAAGCCCCTGCACATGCCCGCCATGGACTACAAGACTGTCTGCGAACCGGATGCGCCCATCACCGTCAAGGTGGAGGCTCCGGATCTGTGCCCCCGCTATATGGCACACTATGTGCGCAACATCCGCATGGGCGAGTCTCCCCGCTGGATGAAGCGCCATCTGGCTCTGTGCGGCCTGCGCTCCATCAGCAATGTGGTGGATATCACCAACCACACCCTGCTGGAAATGGGTCAGCCCATGCACGCCTTTGACCTGAACAAGGTCGCCGGCCGCACCATCGATGTGCGCCGCGCCCATGCGGGCGAAAAGATCGTCACGCTGGATGAGAAGGAGTTCACTCTGAACCCCAACAATCTGGTCATCTGCGATGCCGAAAAGCCGGTGGCACTTGCCGGCATCATGGGCGGCGCAAACTCCGGCATGGATGAGAACACCACCAGCCTGCTGTTTGAGTGTGCCACCTTCGCCCGCGACTGCGTGCGTAAGACCAGCCGCGCATTGGGCCAGAACAGCGACTCTTCTGCCCGCTACGAGAAGGGCGTGGACCGTCACTCTCCTGAACTGGGCCTTGCCCGTGCCCTGCACCTGATCCAGGAGCTGGACTGCGGCGACATCACCACACTGGAATATGACCTGACCGATGGCCGCCCGATGGAGCGCAAGCACATCGTTACCACTCCGGCTAAGATCTGCGGCGTGCTGGGTATCACCGTGCCGGATCAGACCATGATCGACATTCTGCAGCGTCTGGAGTTCACGGTGGATGTACAGGCCGATGGCAGCTGGGACGTGTCCGCACCCCTGTACCGCGAGGACGTGGAGAGCTTCCCGGATCTGGCCGAGGAGGTCATCCGTGAGTACGGCTACGACCACATTGTGCCCACCTTCCTGAACACTGCCTCCGTTACAAACGGCGGTCTGAACTATGACCAGAAGCAGCAGCTCAAGACCAAGCGCCTGCTGGCCGCACAGGGCTTCTATGAGGCCTCCACGCTGGCCTTCTACTCCAACGCAGAACTGGATATGCTGCACATCCCGGCGGATGATGAAGCCCGCAAGGCCATCCGCATCCTGAACCCCATCAGCGAGAATCTGTCCATCATGCGCACCCTGCTGGCTCCCTCCATGCTGAACGTCATCGTGGACAACCTCAAGAAGGGCAACACGGAGGGCCGTCTATTTGAGATGGCACCGGTGTATCTTGCCAAGGAACTGCCCATCAACGAGCATCCGCACGAGCGCCAGACCCTCTGCATTGGTGCATTCGGCCCCGAAGAAGATTTCTTCACGGTCAAGGGTGCACTGGAAGCACTGGCAGCCGGCTTTGGCCTGCGCTTTGATTATAAGCGCGAGACAACCCCGTGGCTGCACCCCGGCATCAGCGCCGCTGTTTACTGTGGTGACAAGCGTCTGGGCGTGTTCGGCAAGCTGTCCAACGAGATCAACGGCGAGCTGGAAATTGCAAAGGATCAGAAGGACAACCAGAATATCTATCTGGGTGAGCTGGACTACGAGGCTCTGATGTCCTGCGTGGACGGTGAGCTGCGCTATCAGCCGCTCAGTCCCTACGCTGCTGTCAAGCGTGATCTGGCATTGGTCTGCGACGAAAAGACCACCTGCGGCGAGATCGAGGAGACCATCAAGAAGGCCAGCCCTCTGGTGGGTGAGATCAAGCTGTTCGATATCTACCGCGGCGCAAATCTGGGCGAGGGTAAGAAGAGCATGGCGTTCACCCTGTCTCTGTCCGATCCGAAAAAGGAAGTTTCCGCTGAGGAAGTGGAGCGCGTGGTCAAGAAGATCCTCGGCAACCTGAAGTTCAAGCTGGGCATCGAGATCCGCTAACTCTATTATAGAAGTAATATAAGGCCGTCTGTGCAGGAATGTGCAGGCGGCTTTTTTGCGTAAAAAGAGAACGTTGAATACAAGAAAATGAACGTTTTTCAGCAGCGCAAGAAAAAAGATGAAAAAAGTTGTCAAAAAGTGTTGACAAGGAGGCGGGGGTGTGGTATTATACTTGAGCGCCAAGCGCTGAGGCAAAAGAATGACTTCCGAAACCTCAGCAGGAAGCCCTTGAAAAGAACCAATAGACGCAGAAAACACCAGTTGACACTGAGATGTTTGAAGCGTTCCAAGTTCAAAAAGTTCAAAAGCTTCTAGCTGAATTTGTAAAATAAACGCAAGAGAAAACGCAAGAGAAATCTTAGCGGATTCTCTTGCGTTATTTTTTTGCGCATTTTTCAGGAAAGCGAGGGAACAGGAATGGCAAAACACATGACGCAGGATGACCGCAAGGTGCTGGAAGCTCGGTACAATGCCGGACAGAGTGTTGCCGGAATCGCCAGGGCGATGAGCTTCAACTATTCCACCATCTATAAGGAACTGAAGCGCGGCGACACTGGAAAGATGGATGCCAATGGCCGCGCAGGGTATAGTGCAGAGCTTGGGCAGCAACGCTTATACAACGCAAAGCAGCGGCTCAGGTATCGGGCGGATTGCCCGGCGGAGTAAGGCATGGGAGAAGTGTTTAAGCTGAACCATTGCTATAACATGGACTGCCTGCCGGCAATGGAACTGTTCCCGGATAATTATTTTGATTTGGCGGTTGTGGATCCGCCGTATTTCTCTGGTCCGGAACGCAGAGGCTTTTACGGATCCAAAGTCAGCAAAATAGGCGTACACCGTGACTACCCCGTCTCTCCTGCTTGGAGTAAACCAGAGCCGGAGTATTTCAGGGAGCTGTTTCGAGTGTGCCGCCACTATATTGTATGGGGCTGCAACTATTTTGACTACCAGTTTGCTACCGGACGGATCGTGTGGGACAAGTGCAATGGAAATTCTAGCTTTTCAGATTGCGAGATTGCGGCGACAAATTTGTTTTCCTCAGTGAGAATGTTCCGGTATATGTGGTCCGGCATGATGCAGGGAAAAAGCATCACAGAAGGCGACACCATGCAGGGAAACAAGAGCTTGAACGAAAAGCGAATCCACCCAACGCAGAAGCCGGTTGCTCTTTATGACTGGATTTTCAAAAACTATGCAGAGCCAGGGCAGAAGATCCTTGACACCCACCTCGGAAGCGGAAGCAGCCGCATAGCAGCATATGAGGCGGGGCTTGGCTTTATCGGATTTGAAATTGATCCGTTCTATTTCCAGTTGGAAGAAGAACGGTTTTCTGAGCACACAAGTCAAACAAGCCTGTTTCACATGGAGGGAAAGAAAAAATGATTCTTGAAAAACTTCACAGAGCAATCAACAACTTCAACAAGACATTCAACTGGCGGCGCTTCCGCCGCGATGCGCTGCACCTGGGAGAAAGCCTGCTGGTGTTCGGCGTGCTGTATGGCATTTTTTCAACCCTGATCTGGGGTGTCTGCTGGCTGTTCAAAATCAATTACAACCCAGATCTCATTGCCGTTGCATGGGCAGTGCCGGTGTTGCTGGACACTTTGGTCAACAAGGCTTATGACTGGAACAATGAAGTCCGGGACTGGGATTGAGAGGTGGGAACGACCTATGGATGAAGCAACAAGAATCTCGCTGAAAGACCAGTTCAACAGCCTTTTGGTACGGGCTATTGAGGGTAGGCGCGGCGGTATGGCACTGATGCGGGTGCTAGAAGAACTGGACTTTTACAATTCTCCGGCCAGCGCGAAGCATCACCTGAATGTCCCCGGCGGTCTGGTGCTGCATTCTCTCAATGTGGCAAGAGCTGCCCTGGAATTGTGCGACAAGATGCCGCAGTTTGCAAAATGCAATAAGGGCGCAGTCTTGACCGCCGCGTTACTCCATGACGTTTGCAAGGCTGGGCAGTACATCAAAAAGCCGGATGGCAGTTACCGTTATGAAGATAGTCACTTGATGGGACACGGTGAAGCATCCGTCAGCATTATCAAAGACTGGATTTTCTTGACCGACACGGAAGCCCTGGCAATCAGGTGGCACATGGGAGCATATAGCGGAGAGCAGGACTGGGGAACGCTCAGCAAAGTATACGACCGCTGCCCGGAAGCCCTGTGCCTGCACATGGCTGACATGATCGCAACGCACATCATGGAGGTAGAAGAGTGAGCAGAGGCACCGCCTACTATGATCTTCCGAATGGTGAGCGAATAGAACTACCGACAACCATGCCGGATGTTGAGGAAGTGCCGGGACCCCTATGTGATGGAAAATTTGAATTGCCAGAAGCCGTAAAAGAAATGTTCAAGTGGATGGATGAAACATTCGGAACATGGGAAAGCGACTTCAGCAGTTTCAAAATCTGGATGAAATTGCGGAAAAACTTCAATCCACCGGTGCGCTGGGAAGCGATGCAGGACAAGCGTCGAAACCCAAAGCCTTTGGGCCGAAACACCTATTTATATAAAGCAAGGAAGATCAAGAGCTTGGCAAGAAGTACACATACCAGAGTATCCCTGCACAAGGGAAAACAAAAGGGTACTGAAGAACAGTGCAAGCACACATTCAAGATAACCGCTGCCCGGTGCGCGCCTTGCAGTGGTTACAACGTGGAGTGCGAGCACTACGAGAAAAACAGTGCCGCTGATACAAAGCATGGTTCTTCTCGAACGTGAAATAAGCAGCCCTGCACCGCAGAAGCGGGGCTGCTTTTATATGGCGCATGGCGCTTTTTTCTAGGCATTGAGCGCTGCAAGCAGGGCCGGACCCTGTATGTGCCGAGTTGAGTTTTCCATGGAAGCCGGTACGGTCAGGAAATCAGCCGGCCGACATAGCGGAATGGTGCTGTACAGCAGCGTCCTCCTTTCCGTTCAAGCCCGGTGAAAGACCGGGCTGCCATTTCCGCAAAAGCCGCACCCGCATGGAGCTGACGGGAATGGGTGCGCCGCAGCATGAGCGCAGAAATGCCCTGTTTGATCCGCCCAGGACAAAAGCGGTAGGCCACTGCAATGGCCGCCCTGCCCGGTACTCTCTTGCCGGGCAGGATTGATATGCGGACGCATAATGGATGAACCTGCTTCTGACCTAATCCCCCATGAGCAGGAGTACCAGTTCGATGCTGGTCGTCCGTGCAAGAAAAAGTGAGGAAAGCGAAATGAAACTTGAATGTCTGACACCGGAATTTCCGCAAGGTGCAAGAGTTTACAGCGTGGATGGTGTGGCACCCTCACTGCTGAACAGTGCATCGGCTATAAGATCGCAGGCGATTCTGGTCAGCGGGGGGGGGCAGCATGAAAATCTGTGAAAGCGGGCCGGTAATTTGCAGAGCATCCGGTCAGGCATCGGCGGACACACTGAACGAAACTTGCCCATGCCTAACGTGCGACCATGAAGCGCCTATCGTGGCCGGGGCGTACTGTATGGCTGGAAATTTCGTTGACCGGAATACCAATCAGAACGGATGCGGAGTAAGAGAAAACGCTTCGTTCACACTGAACACGGTGGACCGGCACGCCGTTGCCTACGATGCAAGACATCACTGTCTTGGTGGAGAGGTCAGCGGAACACTTCAGGCAAAGGGAGAAGGAGGATGGAGTTTGAACTACATAAATCCGGTGCTCCAACCGCTGCCTGAAAATACGGTCGGCATCGACCTCTACAACGGAGCCGTTACTGGAAACACTGCGGCTACTCTCACGAAGAAAAATGATGGCACATCAAGCGGCCCGGAAGTTGCCCAAAGAAAAACGCCGGACTGGATCGTGCGCAGACTGATTCCGATGGAGTGTGGCAGACTGCAAGGCTTCCCGGACGGATGGGCAGAAATTGAACCACTGACCGACTTGCGGGAACTGCCGTTCTGGCGTGAGGTCTACACAAAGGACTGCGAGATCAAGGGGAAAAAGCCGAACCGGAAGATGATGCAGGCAGACAGCGAAGAAGGCAGGCGTGCCCTGATGCGCTGGCATGATGGCCTGCACAGCAGGGCGGCAGAGTACGCAATGTGGGGCAACGGAATGGCGCTACCAAACGCATTGTTCTTTGTAAAGAACGCGTTCCGCGAACTGGGAAAGCCGCCCGGAGAAATAAAGCTGGGAAGCCTGTTCGATGGAAGCGGAACAATGCCGCTGTGCGCCGCAATGTGCGGCGGGCATCCGGTCTGGGCAAGCGAGGTAGAGCCGTACCCCATTGCTGTTACAAAGACGCATCTGCCGAACATGAAGCATCTTGGAAGCGTTACGGACATCAAGGGCTTTCTGATTGAACCGGTTGACATCATAACGTTCGGAAGCCCATGTCAGGACTTGAGCATTGCAGGAAAACGTGCCGGACTTAACGGTGCCAAATCTGGATTGTTCTGGGAGGCAATACGCATTATCTGGGAAATGCTGCTGGCGACCGGCGGAAAATATCCACGGTTCGTCATCTGGGAAAATGTGCCCGGTGCCCTGTCATCGAACAAAGGAAAGGATTTTGAAGTTGTCCTCAACGAATTACTACACCTCAGAGAGTTTGCCGGAGGTAGAGCAGATCAGTCTATTCTCCAACATGGCAAGTGGGGGGGCTTCGCAAACTACGGAGCTGTTGCCTATCGAATTGTCAATGCTCAATGGTGGGGAATCCCCCAGCGCCGGCGCAGAGTATATGCTGTCTGCGATACTCGTAGAGAATCCGCCGGAGTGGTCGTTTTTGAGCGAAAAGGCACTGAATGGAATTTTGAACCGTGCATCCCGCAGGGGGAAGAAGTTACAGGACTTACTACTGACTGCTATTCATGGCATGATCGAATGGTGGCAACAAAACCCTGCGGGGGGGGGCAGCGGGAAGCCTACACAATGAAGATCCGCAGCGGATGTGACGGCGGAGGAAAGGGACCGCTTGTCCAAGAAGAACTTTCGGCAACATTGGCAACGCACCAAGATCAGACGCTATTTGAGTTAAGAAATACGGTGCTGAATGACCAGGGCGGCGGTTTCATGGAAGTTACGCATGGGATGACCGGAACACTCCGAGCACAAGAGCATGGGCACGCACCAATCACATTCGACAAAACAGAAGGGAACGAAAAGACGTGAAGGTAGAAACGATAAGCAAGGCAATCATTGCGGCGCTTCTTGCGGCGGAACTTGCAAGCTGCACGAAAGCCGCTCTGATGCAGAACCGGATCACGGATCTGGAAACACAGAGGGATATCTACAAGTCCATGTACGAGGACTGGAAAGGCGCGGCAGGCGAAGTTGCCGGGTATGCAGATACCTTGCGGGATTCTCTGAAAGCACGGGACCGACTGGATGGAAAATTGCTGGTTGAGGATGCTGGCGATTTTCTCTGCACGGCCTACTGTACCGAAAAGCGGGAGCATATCTGCGGCACAGGAACCGGGATCACAGCCAGCGGTGCACCGGTAGAAGCTGACGTGACGGTAGCGGCTGACCCGGATGTGTTCCCGTTTGGAACCATCCTCTATATCGAGGACATAGGAGTGCGGATCGTTCAGGACAAGGGGGCGGGAATCCAGGGAAAACACTTGGACATAGCCGTTTCTGGAAGCCACGAAGATGCACTGAGCTGGCAAGGCTATGGAACGCACCGGGTCTGGATCATCCAGGAGGCAGCGAAGTGATGTGGGGCAAGCTCCAAACGCACAGAGACAAGAAAAATGACGCAGAAGTTTTGGCTATTGCTGCTGCGGGTGCCCCGTTGGATGTCATGGCTATGTTTTTTGAATCACACATTGAGGAGTTGCCTGACTTGTGCGTTGAAAAACTTGCAGAAGCAGTTGATAAACGCGCCAGCGATACTCCATGTCACCGGGAATCTGAAAACTGGAAAGACCTTGCAGCTTGGGCAAGAATTGAACTTAAAAGGAGAAAAAGCAATGGACGGATTTGTGAAAACACTGGGTGTTCTGATGGTTTTGGCAGCTGTGGCACTGTGGGCGGCACTGATTTTCTTTGTGCCTGCCGCACTGATTAAGTTCCTTTGGCATTCAAAAGCTTCTAAAAAATAAGGCTTGACAAAAAACCACTTCGGTGGTAAAATAAACAGGTCGTCAGCCGCAAGGCTGAGGCGCTACAGGACCTTGAAAATTGAACAATATCGA